TGACGGAGACGTTGTATCTAAACAAAGATTCCCTATTTTATTACAGGCAGCTACAGGAACTACAAGTGTATTCTGTTTCATGCTTTTATCAGGAACAGACGTCACTCCTAATATGTCGGTTGGAGATTTAGAGTTAGTACTCGGCGTAGAGTATTAATCTATGGCAGACAATGAAAACACTTTTTTAAGTGCGAATAATATCTATGAAGAAGTCGAAGGCGAAACAGGTAAATCTTTAAACTTAGAAGCAGACCAGCGGTCTAACTTAGTAGGGATAATTAAATCTCGTTTTGCTCAAGCTGAAGATAAAAGAAATATGGATGAGCGTAGATGGCTTAAAGCCTATGAAAACTACAGAGGTCTATATAATAAATCCGTTAAGTTTAGAGCTTCTGAAAAATCTCGTATCTTTGTAAAGATTACTAAGACAAAAGTATTAGCTGCCTTTGGACAATTAGTTGATGTAATGTTTGGAACAGGTAAATTCCCTATAGGCGTTACAGAAACTAAAGTTCCTGAAGGTGAGTATGGATCAGCTCATTTAGATACCGCTAATCCTATACCAGGAATGGAAACTTCTTTGCCTGATAATATAGGCAACCGTATGGAAGACGAGCCTCAAGAAGAAGAAAACCCTTATGATGTAGGCTATGTAGGTGATGGACGTACTCTTAAACCTGGAGCTACGTTTAATAAAGGTGTCTTTACAGAGTCTTTAGAAGAACAAGCTAGTGATATGTTAAAGCAAGGTTATAGTCCTGATCCAAGTAAAATTGATATAAATCCTGCACAAAAAGCTGCAAGAAGAATGGAAAAGCTTATTCACGATCAGATAGAAGAATCTAACGGATCGTCTGAAATTAGAAATGCTTTACTTGAAGCTGCTTTATTAGGTACAGGTCTTGTTAAAGGGCCGTTTAATTTTAATAAGAAGTTACATAAGTGGGATGTTTCAGAAGAAGGGGATAGAAAATATAACCCTTTAGAAGTTAGAGTTCCTCGAATAGAATTTGTAAGTTGCTGGGATTTTTATCCAGATCCTTCCGCTACTAATATGGATGAGTGTGAGTTCATTGTACATCGTCATAAAATGAATCGCAGTCAGCTTAGACAGTTACGCAATATGCCTTACTTTGATGAAGAAGCTATTCGTAATTGTTTACAGATGGGGCCTAACTACGAAGAAAAAGATTTTGAAAGCCGTTTAAAAGATGATTCCAGTAGCAGTGAAGACTATCAAGGAAACTATGAAGTCTTAGAGTACTGGGGTATTATGGATGCAGAGTATGCAAGAGAAGTAGGAATCGACTTACCCGACACAGTAGACGATTTAGACGAAGTACAGATTAATGCTTGGGTAACTGGAGATAAGTTATTGAGAGCTGTTGTTAATCCTTTTACACCTGCGCGTATTCCTTATCACGCTTTCCCTTACGAAAGAAATCCGTATAACTTCTTTGGTATTGGTGTAGCTGAAAATATGGATGACAGTCAGCAAGTAATGAATGGTCACGCTAGAATGGCTGTAGATAACTTAGCTCTATCAGGCTCTGTAGTCTTTGATATTGATGAGTCTGCTTTAGTAGGCGGACAGTCTATGGAAATATATCCAGGAAAGATATTCCGTAGACAGGCAGGGATGCCTGGACAGGCTATACACGGCTTAAAGTTTCCTAACACATCTAATGAAAATATGATGATGTTTGATAAGTTTAGACAGCTTGCTGATGAACAAACAGGAATACCTAGTTACAGTCACGGACAAACAGGTGTTCAAAGTATGACAAGAACAGCATCAGGTATGTCAATGTTATTAGGCGCAGCTAGTTTAAATATTAAAACAGTTGTTAAAAACCTAGATGATTTTTTATTAAAGCCTTTAGGTGAAGCTTACTTCCAATGGAATATGCAGTTCTTTGAAGGCGGTATGGATGTTAAAGGCGATTTAGAAATTAAAGCCTCTGGAACAAATAGCTTGATGCAAAAAGAAGTACGCAGTCAAAGACTAACTATGTTCTTACAAACTGCACAAAGTCCTGCTATTGCACCTTTTGTTAAAATCTCTAAACTAATTAGTGAACTGGCTTATAGCTTAGACTTAGATCCCGATGAAATACTAAACGATCCTGAAGAAGCCGCTGTAATGGCACAAATAATAGGTATGCAAAATGCTGGACAAAATGCAGGCGAGGAAGCTCAACCCCCTAGTGAACAACCCCCAACAATGGGAGCCGCTGGAGGAGTACCTCAAGCACCTCAAGAACTTGGAGCTACGGGTACTGGCGGTGGCAACATCGGAACTGGAAATGTACCGCAGCCAGGGGAGAGTGAATTCTCTGGAACGGTTGCTCCAACTTCCCCAATCGGTTAAACAAGTAATTAAAGAGACTAACTAATGAAAAGAAACGGCTCAATGAAAGATCAAATGAAAGGCTTGGCTATTACCATAGCTCCTGTAACAATTGAAAAGAAACGCAAGAAAAAAATGAGCGGTGGAAAAACAATGAAACCTGCAAAGACTTCTTATACTTATAAAGAAGGCGGTAGGGTTATGTATGCTGAAGGTGGTAAAGGTATTGAAGCATTGAGAGAAGAAGCTCCAGAAGTTGTAGCTAGAATGGGCTATGAAGAAGGCTCAGAAGTAAAAGAAGAACCTTCTAGTAAAGATAAAATTTTAGAGGTTTTAGAAAATATTAATCGTTTTTTTAAACGCGATTTTGGTAAAGAAAAGATAGATGCTATAGCAGGTTTAAAACAAATTCAAAAAGAGTTAATGGAGCATCAAGCAGAACGTGAAGAATATGAAAAAAATAAAGATACAATAAAAGAAGAAAGACAGGCAAAAGGAATTTTTTATGAAGGTGAAGAAGGTTTTAATTATAGAGAACCCGATGATAACGTACCCTTTGCAGAAGGTGGAGATGTAGATGCTCAAATGGCTATGATGATGCCGATGGCAGAAGCAATGCCTGCAGAAGAAACAATGATGCCTGACGAGCAAATGGAAGATGAGTACTTAGACTTTATAGTCTCACAGTCTTTATCTTCCGAAGAAGAAATGTCATTAATGAATAAATTAGAAGCTGATCCAGAGTTAAGCGTTATGTTTGACAAGCTTATGGATACAGCTACAGAATTTTCAGGATCTGGCCCAGTTGATGGCCCAGGTTCGGAAGTCTCCGATTCGATACCCGCAAGGTTGTCGGATGGTGAGTTTGTTTTTACAGCAAAAGCTACAGAGCAAGTAGGCGCGGACAGATTACAAAGTATGATGGAAGATGCCGAGGCTGAAGCAGATGCTGGAAGACAGGAAGTAGCACAGGGTGGTGCAATAGATGAAGAAAAGGTTGACCAATACGGTAAGCCTGTTGATGAGGACATCGCAGAAGATGAAATCAGAAGAGGAATGTTATCTGTTAACCCACGCTTGCAATAACGATAGAGCCACCTTAAAACTTTAAGCACTCTATCACAACAATAACCGAAAGGCTACCTTAACAAAAACAAACCCTGCACTGTCGACATTTGCAGCTACTTTGTTTAGAAAGCCCCTAGTAGGAGTACGAAGATGGCAACACAAGCAAAACAAGCAAACCCTTATAACGCCAATAAAGAATGGCACAACCAAAAAGAAAAACCGTTTGTATCTGCTGATGGAGTATTTTTTGAAAAACCTGAAGTTCAGGATGACAAAGAAGAACCAAAGCAAAATAAAAAGGAAACTAAAAGTGTACCTGATTATAAAAAAAGATATGATGATTTAAAAACACATTACGATTCTAAATTAAATGAGTTTAAATCTAGAGAAGAAGAATTATTAACCGAGGCTGCTGAAAACAGACCTCAATATGTAGCTCCTAAATCTCCAGAAGAACTAGAGAAGTTTAGAAAACAATATCCAGATGTTTATGAAGTAGTTGAAACTGTAGCACATATGCAAAGTTCTGAAAGAACTAAAAATCTAGAAGAAAAACTTGCAAGTTTACAAGAACGTGAAACAGAATTAGTTGCAGAACAAGCATCAAATAGATTGCTAGACAACCATCCTGATTTTGAAGATATTAAAAACAGTGATGAGTTTCATAGCTGGGCGAAAGCACAACCACAATCTATTCAAGATTGGATATATAAAAACGCTAATGATGGTGATCTTGCAAGTCGTGCGTTAGATTTATATAAACGTGATATGGGAATGGATGCTTCTAAAGCTAGAAAACCATCTTCAAAGAAGTCTAGAAAATCTGCTGCTGATATGGTTTCAACTAAAACAACTGCCGTTGAACCCCAGCAAGACAGAATCTGGACAGAAAGGGAAATTGCTAAAATGTCTATGGATGAGTTTGATCGATTTGAAGATGAAATCGGAATAGCGATTCACGAAGGCAGGATAGTAAAATAATAATTAACTTTTAATTTTGATATAATAATGGAGAGTAACTATGGCTTATAACGCCTCAGATCAGTTCTTTGAACCAGGTACTGATACAAATGCAAACTTTGCAAACTCCGTCAGTGGTCAAACTAATTCGTTTTTTCTTCCCGCAGTCTACTCTAAAAAGGTTCTTAACTTCTTTAGAAAGGCTTCGGTTGTAGAAGCGATCACCAACACAGATTACGCTGGTGAGATTGCCGCTTTCGGAGATTCCGTAAAGATAATAAAAGAACCTGAAATCACTGTGTACACATACGAACGTGGAGCAGATGTTACAGCAACTAAATTAACAGATCAAGAGTTGACTCTTGTAGTTGATACAGCTAACGCTTTTAAATTCATCGTTGACGATATTGAAACTTCAATGTCTCACGTTAACTTTAAAGAAGTAGCTAGTTCATCTGCAGCATACGCTCTACGAGATGCTTATGATGAAGGTGTAATTGCTACTATGTTCGCAGGTGTTTCTGCTTCAAGTCCTAACCATATCCTTGGTGCTGACAATGCTACTGATTTAGCAGCAGGAACATTTGACGGTACTGGTAATCTTGACATAGGTTTTGGATCATCTGAACACGATCCTATTGATGTACTATCGCACATGTCTCGTCTTCTTGACGAGCAGAACATTCCTGAAGAAGGTCGTTGGTTTTTAGCCTCGCCTGACTTCTACGAAGTTCTTGCAAGTTCATCTTCTAAACTTTTGTCTGTTGATTACAACGCAGGTCAAGGTTCTATTAGAAATGGTCTAGTATCTTCTGGTAAATTGCGTGGATTTGAAATGTACAAATCAAACAATATTGCTGCTGCATCTAATGCTGCTGGCAAATGTTTGGCTGGTCATATGTCTTCTACTGCAACAGCACAGACGATTACAAGTACTGAAGTATTGCGTGATCCTGATTCATTCGGTGACATTGTACGAGGACTCCACGTTTATGGATCCAAAGTACTCCGTGCCGATGCATTAGTTTCTGCTTTCTACGGTATTGACTAAACTGACTTGGGGGCGTAAAAACCCCCTTTTCTTTTTTTAGAGTAAGATTTTAAAAATAAATAACCAGAGGTAAATATTATGGCAGCCGTAAATATTAGAGACACTGGTCGCAACTCAGCAAGAACAACAGATGTAAGAGATCTTTCAGATCGAGTTGAAACGACCAATCCAGGACAACAAGTAACAGAAGCAGACGTTACAGTAACTACAGCTACTATTGCTGTAACAGATGATACAAATACAGATGTAAGTTTTGTACAACCAGCAGGTACTATTATTCGTAATTTAATTGCTATTCCAGCAGGCAACATTGTAACTGGCGGATCAAGTGGTAACGATGTTGATTTTAGTTTAGGAACAGCAGCAGGTGGTGGTCAAATTATTGCTACTGAAGCTATCCTTGACGATGGTGGATCAGCAGTAACTTGGGCAGCTAAAGCTCCGTTGTATATTATACAAAATTCACACGGACACGCAGCAAGCCAGTTTGTAAGTACTTCAGTTACTGCAGGTGTTGTAGGTGGCCCCGCAACTTCAGAAGCTATTGTTATAGCATCTACGTTGTACAGTGCAGCAGCTAGAACATTACACGCTAGACTCACACCTATTGGTGCTGACTTAGCTACAGCAGCTACAACTGTTAAGTATATTGTACAATTTGAACAGTTAGACTAAGCCTATGCCACAATTAGGCAGCGACAAAAATCCTATAATCCTAAATGGCTCTAGTAAGCCGAAAAGCTCTAGAGTCTTAGGATTGCTAGGTACTGCGTATTCTGGTAAAGCTAAACAGAATTACAATGATAACTACGATAATATATTTGGTAAGAAAAAAGGTAAGTAATGGCTACTACATATTTAACATTGACTAACGAAGTATTACGAGAACTAAACGAAGTTCAACTAACGTCAGCTAATTTTGCAAGTGCTGTAGGAATACAGGCTTTTGTAAAAGAATCTATTAATAAATCATTAAACGATATAGCTAACGAAGAACCCCAACTACCTTTTTTTGCTACCGCAACCAGTGGAGATACTGATCCTTTCTATGGGAACGTAAATGTATCTACTGTTGCAGGTACTCGATGGTATCTTCTTAAAGCAGGTAGCTCCAGTATAACAACAGATTATGCTGCAATAGATTGGGATAACTTTTATCTTACAACAATAGGTGTTTCAGGAGAAGCTGCACCTTTTGTATCTAAAGGATTAAGATTTATAACGCTTACAGATTGGACACGTTATATTAGAGATTCAGAAAACGCTGACGATGCAGACACACAGAACTATGGAGAACCTAAATACGTTATTCGTAGTCCTGATAATCGTAAGTTTGGTATAAGCCCTATACCCGATAAAGTCTATAAAGTTTATTTTTATGCTTTTGCTTCTCCTACAGAACTTGCTGCACACGGAGATGTTATAATACTACCCGATCAATACGCTTCTGTTATTACAGCTCGTACACGTTACTATGTGCATCAGTTTAAAGAAAACTTACAACAGTCGGCTTTTGCATTAGATGATTATAAAAAAGGAATGAAAAGAATGAAATCTAATCTTATTAATCCTCAACCTAAAAATATGACAGACGATAGAGTTTATTTCTAGTGGCTGCATCACAGCCTTTTTCAGTTGCACTGCAAGGTGGTTTAGATAAATCCAGTAATACTATGGAGCTTTTAACAAGACCAGGAGTAGCAACTAGATTATCTAACTTTGAAATCTCTACACGCGGTGGCTATAGACGCATTAACGGCTATACGCAACTAGGAGATGGTACAAGACCTAATAGCTCTAATGAAATATTAGGTATGACTGTATATGCTGACGGTGTAATAGCTTCTTCAGGTACTAATA